TTTGATATTAGTGTTCCAGTAACACCTGTGCTAGTTGAAGAGTCTCCTGAGCTAGTTCTTTCTGATATTGTTTCTCCAACTGTTAGGTTAGAATCAGAACTCACTGTAAACTCATAATAAAAATTCCAGTGATGTAGATAGTTGTTACCTGATGATGGTGTACGACAGGCAAGCACTCCCTGATTTACACCGTTGGCTACAGATACACCTAAAACTGAGCCTGTTCCGGGAACTGTCCCAAAGTTATTAGTAAAGCCAGTTAGTCTTCTATAGCCACCCTCTAAGTTTGGCTCATAGTTCAGTAACTGTATTGCTGAACCGGGACTCTCTTCACCAAGAGATAAAACATCTGCACCTGTATTTAAACCACCCCTGCAAACGGCTCTAAACGTGGAGACTGAATCAACCATTTAGCCGCTCAGTCTTAACATCTGTGATGTAAACTTTGGTCTGTTTATCATTGATGACCTAATAAACAGTGGGTCATCTAGTAATAATCTACGCATAGATTTTATACCTTCTTGAAACTTAGCCTGATGTATTTGTGCAGACTGTTCGTTAGACCTAAATCGCATCATGTATACCATAGCACCGTCTATGATTATGTACTTAAATCTGTCTGGTATAATCATTTCGTCATCAAATGCTGACAAATCAGCAGGAAACTTATAGTAAACATATTCTATTACATAAGCTGCGTCAGGTAAAGGTGTTACACCAAACTTTTCTTCTGATGTTTGATATATTAAATCAGGAGATGACCTACCTCCTGTTCCTGCATTTTCTTCTATTGCCTTATATATTCTAACATACTCTTCAAAGGGTATAGTAGGCAAAGAACTAGCAGTGTTACCTGCACTTGACAAAGCTTGTAAGTAAAATGTTTCCCAATCAACACTAGCCGTATCAGTAGGTAAGTCGTATGTGCCTGTACCTGCTGTTAATGTCTGTGTAGTTGTAGTTTTAAGAAAGGGAAATTGATGACCGTCTTGCAGTATTTCTCTTATAGAATTGTTAATAGCGTCCTTTGCTATTGCTTGCACATTCTTTGCAGTAGAGAAACCATCACCTGAGGTAGTAAGTGTAACTTCATTCAACCTACGCAAGAGGTCATTTACTAATGTAATGTAAGTTGTTGCCACAAAATACTCCTGTTGATGTGATTAGAGGGCAAGCCAATCCTGTTGCACCTGCCCTCTAAATGATAGTTTGTTATGCTAATAGGTCTCTATCAACCTCGTCAGCTTCCATCTCACCGATGTCACTAACGTCCTGTAGGACAGCATACACTCTGATTTCACCTGCTGTAAAGGAAGCTCCTCCACCTGCGAGTGTTAAATCCAAAGTGTCTGCAGAAGTAATAACTACTTCACCTGCAGGGGTAGCACATGGAGCATAAGCTCCATCAGATGCACCATCAATGTCAAATGCTGCAACATACTCGTTGTCATCCACAGCAGTTCCAAGAATGGCTGTTGCGTCAGTACCAGTATTTTGCGTTGCACTTGCAGTAACCTGAAAACCTGCAGCAATAATTTTAGTGTTAGCAGGTACAGTGAGACACTGCACTACATCACCGTTAGGATTAATGCTGTTAGCTGTTAGGTCAACGATTTGTTGCACATAGTATGGTTGCCTACCTCTGGCAGAAGAGCCGTGAGTATTAGCAAGAGTTGCTGTAATTGTAGCCATTTCCTAATCCTCCCTAAGCTGCGTTATATTTAGCAGTCACGATAGCTTCTGGTCGAAGTATCTTTCTGCCGTATAGGTGCATACCACGAACAATGTCAGCAAAGCTGTCAGGGTCACGGTAGGTTTCAGTTTTACTAAGTTGTTCAGCAGTCGCAACAGCAGAACCATGACCTGCAACAATAGCACCGTAGTCAGTGTTTTGGTTTGCAGTTCCAGATGTTCCCGGTCCACCACCAACTGAAGGTAGGTTGCTAGACACGTATAGTCTAAAACCTGCCAAGTTAGTTAGGGCAAGACCATTTTTAAGTTCAGCTGCATTGAAGTCAGCATTTACCAACTTAGAGTTTTCATCACCAAGTAACTCCATGAATACAGGGTCAACAACCAACCATCTATCCTGTGTATCAACTTGTTGTTGATTTAACAGTCTAGCCATTCTGTTGATGATTACCATTGGAGTAACAGCAGCTGTAGAAACAGCAGTTGCACCCGGAGCTAGGTTTGCAACAGGAATTGAGTGGTCTCCTGCTGATGAAGTTGTGATGCTCGCAAAAGAACTTTTGATTATCTTCATTGAAGAAAGAAGTTCATCTGTCCCTGCAGTAGAAACAGCCACAGACCCATTAACTGCATCATTAACAGCACCTGCATTAGCGTGTAATGCTGACTGCTTATAACCTGCCATATAGCCAAGAACTTCTTGGTCATACTGGTCAGCGAGTCTGTATGCAGCTCTATCAGTTGCGAGTTGCATAAAGTTGACATGACTATGTGCTTCCTCAATGTCATCCATTTTGAAAGCATAGTAGTTAGACTTGTCCACAGTAAGTGTAAAGTCCTCGTCATCAAGGTCCTGTGCTGTAACTTGTGTGCCACGAGCATAAGCCTTAACTGAGATTTCAGGTTCTTTGATAATCCTGACGGTATCGCCCTGATTAGCAATTTCTCCGAAATAGTCAGAGTTTGTTATATCTCCAACAACAGTTGACTTACGGAATGCAAGCTGTACCTGTTTGGAGTAGATTATTGGCGAAAAATTACCGTTAGGTAAATTGCCATAACCTGCAGCGGTTGTAAAAGCCATAGTAAATCCTCCTATAATTTGGCTTAATTAAAAGCTAAACATCGCAGGAAGAGGTTATACGTTCTAGAGTGCATATAATTACTCCGTGGCTAACTTTGTAATCTATGGGTCTATAATTATATAAGTAGTCTATACTCGTTTAAACTTTACTATTCGATTAAACATAAAGGTAGTCAAAAAGAGGCTTTATGTCTTGGTCGTAGTTATATTAATAAAATGTTGTTTGTCAACACTTTATCTTCTATTTCCTGATACATCGTAAATAAATTTACCAGAACGGATTGCTGTGTTTATTTTATCAGCATTCCTAGCATAGTCGGTATCACTCATTTTCTCTACATCAGATTCTTTTATAGTATCTGCTAATTCCTCAGCATCTACTTCCGTCTTAGATGTTTTGTTTACAAGAGAAGCAGCGGCTTTTCTTTTATTCTTTTTGTCACCTGCTGTTAACCCTTTGTCAATCTTATATAAATCAAGCACACGGATAACAGACTTGGCATCATCTGTATTCTCATAGAGAGCATTTTGTACCCATTTAGGTTGCTCCTCTACCCACTCGTGAAACTCATCAGAATCACGTAACTTATCAAAGTCTTTATGAATCTCTTTGATTTCATTCTCGGCTGTTCTACGAGTTGTTTCTTCTTTAGCTTTACTAAGTTCTTCTAGCTGAATATTAGCCTTATCGAACATTTCCTTAGCTTTTTTCTCAGCTATTGTCTCTACAATACCTGCAACATCAGGATATTCCTTTGCCCAATTACTAATATCTTCATCAGACTTAGGTGGTACAAGCTTTTTATTACTAGACAGTTGGTCTTCTAATTCTTTTATCCTAGCGTTATACTCCTTCTCCTTTGACGCAAGATGTCTTCGAACATCCCCATATCTCGTCTTGAAAGATTTTTCCTCCTTACTAAGAGTCTCGTCAGATATCTCTGCTTCCTTTCCTTCTTCAGAAGGAGATGCATCTTGGCTCTCCTCAGGGTTTTCCTGAACCCCTTCTCCTTCCCTCTGGGCAAGGAGTTCTTTGAGTTCTTGCTCGTCCCTAGCAATCTTGTCCTTGTACTTTGAACGAGACCGACTTACAAATCCTGCAGTTTTTTGTGATTCTACTGTTTCTAATTCTGGCATAATTTTCTCCTGTTATTGGGGTTGACATAATTGTCAAGTAGCCTTAGGTTTAGTGCCTAATCCTTTAGTATTTTTTTTTCGTTTTGGTTTTATTTTTGGTTTAGATGCTAATCCACCTTTTTCAAACCCTCTAGCAACTCTTTGAGCATCTGCCATCTGTTGGTCAAATGCTACATTCTGTGCTACAGTATCTAAGTCACCTGTTTGCCCACTACCTGCACGTTCCTCTGCCGCTCGTGTATCACGTAAACCTGCAAGTCTATCTGATTCTTTTTGAAAATTTTTAAGAGCATCTCTTTGAACATCCTGTCTATTTTTTTCTAATCTAGACAATGTACCTGCATCTGCTTTTTCATATTCTGCATTTCCAAGTTCATCTCTTTTACCTTTAAATATAGTACCATCTTTTCTTAAACCTAATAAAAATCTATCAGCCCTTGTTGTCCCAAGAGGAGTCTTTTCTCCTATTGCTTTATAGTATTTATCAACGTCTACTTCTTCAGTTTTATTTCCTTTAGCATCTGTCACTGTTTTCATAAAATCAGAAGCATCACCTAATGCTAATTTTTCTAAAGGATTCTTATTTGCCATTATTTCTTCTGGAGTTTGAGCTTCAAATCTTTCTGAAGAACCTTCAGCCTTACCTAATTTTAAAAGAAATGGATTTAATATCATACCAATTATTCCACCTAGAGGACCTGTACGATTTTTTAATATTTCTTGAATATCACTCTGGCTATATTTTTTACCAAAACTCATTTGAACTTTAGTCATAACTGGAAGATTATGATATTCTTGAAAGGAGATTGGGTCATCACCTTCTCCTAATTTTAATCTATCATATTCTTTTAACTGATTAATATAGTCTGTTCTTGTCATAACAAGTGGTTTAGTTTTTTCTTTATCTGAATAAAGAGCAATACCTCCAACCTCCTTAGCTAAGTCTGCTGTGGATATTCTATCTTCAATAGATTTAGAAGGAGTAGAACTTGTTGTAATATTTTTTTCTCTATTAGAGGACTCTCTTTCATCATCTTGAGAAAAGGATATTGTACCAGAGGTATCTTGTTTTTTCTGAGCAGGTGGTATAGTAGACCAATCACCTTTTGTATATTGTTCATCAGATGGATTTACTAATTTACCATCTTTATACTGAACAGGTTGTACCATACCATCAGGATGGTAGTAATTTACTATGCCATCTTTAAGACCTTTTATTATCTCATCTGTTGAAGGAGTATTCATTGCATCAAAATATGAAGCTCCTATAAAGGGTCTAAATTGTTTTAAAGGGTCTGCTTTACTTGCTGCATCTTGACTAAAATCAAATCCTTCTGCTGCCTTAATAACTCCACCTTTGTCCATCATCATTATTCTTATAGCTTGTTCATCTTCAGGATTAAGTACTTCTTCTTCTTCCTCAATAGGCTCTCCACCAATACGTCCTGATTTTTCCATCTGTGCTAAACCCATTTTAGCTTGCATACGCAGGTCTTCAAAAAACTTTACTCCAAAGAATCGAACAACATCTGCAGGAACTACATACTCTCCATCACTTAACTGTGCAGGGATATCATCACGAACTTCTTCTGCCATAGAACCAGAAGGAACTTCATTACCACTTATAGGGTCTCTATTCATACCATCATCTTTTAGTCCACCCATACCCCCAAATAATTCCATTTGTTCTTCCATAGCAATACCACCTTTGTTAAATTCTAATTCTTTTGGTCTTTTAGGTGGGATTTTTGTAGACTCAACAACTCCCACATTAGGTGCAGGATTAAGTTCATCCGAATACGGAGTAGGACCACCTAATATATTATCTTTATATCGTTTACGAATAGGCTCATCTAATAGTCCCAAAGAAAGTTTAAGTTTAAATCCATTTATTTCAGGGGATTCTTTACCCTTTCTAAGGTCTTGAACAATATTTACAACTCTATCTACAAAATCTTCTTCTGAAGGATTACCCTCAGCTATCATTTGTCTCCTTAAAGCAACACTAAATTTATTATTATTTACATCAATAATACTTTCTTCTCCTGTATTTTCAAGAGCTATTAAATTTTTTATGGAAGCTTTTATACCTGTTTCATCTTCATCTTTTTTTAGGTTCATATAATTAAAACCTAATTTTTCAAGCATATTCATCTTACCTTTTTCATCAAGTAAAAGACCATGAAATATGCCATGCCTAGCTGTGTCCTCTGCTCTTTGAAAATCATCACGATATCTTTCACCTACTTCAATACCTACTGACTCGGCTCTTTTAGCTTCATCATAAGTTCCTAATAACTTTGCTCCAATATTCCTTGCTGTTAATAAATAATTAACTTTGCCAGAATCATCTCTTTCTATAAGTTTATTTTTAGTTATATACTCAACCATTAGAACTGTTCATTTCTTCTCTAAGATATTTAAGTCTACGTAACGCACCTATTGCACCCTGTAGTCTGTGAATAACAACATGATTGTCAGACTGCTCTAAGGCTATATGATTTTTTTCAATAACATCATCAAGATACTCTATAAAATTATCCCACAAAGGTTTATCATTTACTAACTTTTTTAAGTTCATTGTATTGTACCTTGATTACCAGTAAACCCCGGTTCATCAGGTGTTGGCACTGAGCCTGTTCCTATATTAGCACCACCTGAACCTTGAGTATCTTCTACTTGACCTCCTACTGGTGCTTGTTGCTGTTCTTGGGTAGGCTGACCTTCTTGTGGTGGATTTGCAACTTGAGGATTATTTTCTTGAAATTTTTTAAGTATCTCAGCCTGTACTGCAGCCTGACTCATAGAGTTAGCCACTTTGTCAGGGTCTAAGTCCATAGACTTTGCTATCTCCCTAACAATATAATCCATTCGTGCAAACGGAGCGAGAGCAGGGTTAGATACTGTCTGCATAAACTGCATAAGTCTTTGACTACGTACCTCATTAGCCATAAGACTTTCTGTACCCTGTGCTTTAACTTCTAAGTCCCCTTTTATTTCAGGGTCAAAGTCAAACTGCATGTTAAAACTAAAAAATGATTTGCCCAAAGGTCCTAGTAGATAATCATCTACATTTTTAATTACACTACGTATAGAACCATTAGCTGCATTCATTAACATACTAATACCTGAAGCTGTCCGTCCTACACCTGATATACCTGTTTGACCATGAGCAAAAGATGGAAGACCTGTGCTTTCATCAGCTAACTGTCGTGCTTTATCAAACATCTGCATATTTTCATTTGACACATTAGGAAACTTTGTGCCAAATATAGCTTGTCCGGGAGCACCCCCCTGTCTTCTGAATATTTTTCCCGGATATACAGATAAATCCTGACCCGGAACTAAGTTAGTTTCGTCAACTTCTATCAAAAGATTACCTGATAATGCAGCGTTGTCTACAGACATACGCATAAAACCATTCATAAGTGTTTGCGTATCGTCCATATTTTCACCAATACCTACACCAAATATACTATATGGATTCATTTCGTATGGTGTTGCATAGTAAGGTAGATAGGCAGGAGTAAATGGATTCATAACAAGTCTAAGAACATTATTATTACATACCCAGATATTAACACTAATTTGTTCTAAGTCTTTTAACTCTTCAGGTATTTCTACATCATATCCTTCAATTATATCTCTATCTACAAACCCCCAAAATTCTAAAACTTCAAATCTATCAGCTCTATCCTCTTGGCTGTTATCTTCCATAACATGTTCCCACCATTCTTTGTTATACATTTCTCCTTCATTAAGAGATTTGTCAATAGCATTTTCCCTAAAAAATGGTCTTCTTTTTAATGCACGTAGTTGAGAACGAGACATCTTATGTCGTTCTATGATATACTCGGCTTCTTCCATATTACTTGCGTCAGGGTCTGGATAGAAGTTCCATATTGATACGTGAGAAGTTTGTGGTACAGTTTTAAATAAAGGACTATAATTACCTTCATCATCCCAATTAGGGTATTCTTTGTCTACAGCAAAAGGTCCTTTCATTATTCCTGTACCAAATAATGCTGTTTCAAAAGCAGCAGACCTTAGTTGTTTTTTAGCATTAGACTCTTCTAATTGGTCGTGTATTTTCTTTTCCATCTTCTTTGCTGCAACCATAGCAGGATGAAAATTAACGGCTGTAGGACTACCTGTATTTTTAAATTCTATTTTATCTTCTATGCCAGTTAAGTCATCCTCAAGAGGTCCTACTCTTTCCATAAACTCAGGAAATGTTTCTCCGGGTTTTAACGTAGGCATATCTGTTTGTTGCACTACATCTTCTTTTGCTTCTGTAATTTGTTCATTAGTTTCTAAACTAACAGTTTCTTCAACACCATCAGGTAAAACTGTAGGATTAATACTAAGAGGAAATTTATTACCACCAAAAAGAACTTCTACTATTTGACCATATGCAGCAAGAACTTTTGTTTTAGTAACCTTAACAAATACTTTTGATTTTTCTGTAGAAGTAAACTGAACTTCAGGACTATATAAACCACGATAGTTTCTATAAGCCTGTATCCATCTTTCTTCGTCACCTCGTCTATTTGTCTCAGCCTTACTAAACTTTTCTTTTACAAAACCTACTATCTCTCCAACAGGACTATCAACTAAAGAATTTTCTTCCATATCTTCTATTGCAGCAGATTGTTCGGAATCTGTCATTATTTCATCTTCTTCCATATTTTACCTCAGTATCCAAAAGTTGAGTCAGCCATCTGAAAACCAGTACGCTGCATATCAGGGTTGTAATCAAACAAACTACTTCGTGGTCGTGTCATTACACCATAACGTAGTGCATCATATAAGTGGTCTTCTGACTTTGTATCTACGTCTTCCGAATTGTTCTTGTCGAGTGGGATAGAAGGAAGTTGAGATATAATATTTGTACAAGTGTTAAAGAAGACAATGCGTGGTTCTTCGGTAAATTCATCGACTTGCAATCGCCTGTGTATTTCGTTCTTTCCTGCAATACGACTTCCTTTGCTTCTATCAGAGGGTCTCCATCGACACCCTTTTATTATCATTTGTTCAGCCAATGAAGGTCCTGTATCTCCTCTTTTGTGCCACAGTGAACTATCTAACACTCCGTATCGAATACTACCATCCTCTGCTTCAGCTTCAAGCACCATATCAGCTAAGTCTGTTGCTAATACTTTTGATGCATACAACTCTCTGTATACTACTAGTTGCTCTGATGGTGTTACAGCTATCCAAACAACTCCTGTGTGACTTCCATATCCATAGTCACAAGCTCTAAACTTTGTCCAACTGTTTGGTATAATATAAGGGTCAACAACGTGTATAGTCCTATTCCACTCTGGAAATGCTGCTCCCTCATTAACATCCCAATTACCCTCTAGTAGTTGCTTGCGTTGATACTCAGGTAATGATAAAAGGTTTGCTTCATACATACCATCTTCGGCTAGATAAGGATTGTCAAAAAGAGTAGCAGGAATAAATCGCCTTTTAAATAGTGGTTTACCTTCTTGACTGTGACCCTTAGGCATTTGAAGAACCTTCCCTGTCTCTAGGTCTGTTGCCCAAAAAGATGTGTTGT